CCCAGAAGGATATATTTTCAATGGGGTTATGGGTGCTGCTCAATGGTGTTCATGCCCTGCGATGGTGTTACTTGATCTTCTTACAGATACTAGATATGGATTTGGTAATCATATAACTGACAGTTCTCTTGATCTTTTCTCTTTTGTTACTGCTAGTAAGTTTGCTAATACTCTTGTTGATGATGGATTTGGAGGACAGGAAGCTAGATTCAGTTGTAATGTAAATATTCAATCATCTAGTGAAGCCTTTGATCTGATAAATGAACTTGCTGGTGTAATGAGATGTATGCCGATATGGTCTGCTGGTAGTATTCTTCTTGCACAAGATAGTCCAAAAGATGCAAGTTATTTATTCAACCTTGCCAATGTAACGGAAGAAGGTTTCAGTTACTCAGGAAGTGGATTAAAAACAAGAAATACTGTAATTTCTGTTTCTTACTTCAACATGGATAGCAGAGAAATAGATTATGAGGTTTATGAAGATACTGCTTCGATAGCCAAGTTAGGAGTAATTATTAAACAGGTAAAAGGTTTTGCTTGCACATCAAGAGGTCAGGCTAGAAGATTAGCGAAGGCTATCTTATTTGCTGAACAAAATGAAAGTGAAATTGTTGCATTTGCAACTTCTATAGATTCTGGTGTTGTTGTAAGACCTGGTGCTGTTATTGAAATAGCTGATCCTGTTCGTTCTGGTCTTAGAAGAGGTGGAAGAGTAAGTTCTGCTACAACGACCCAAATAACTGTAGATGATTCTGCTGCAACCGATTTGCCAACAACAAATAATCCAACATTAAGTGTAATTTTACCCGATGGAACTGTTGAAAGTAAGTTAGTATCAAGTGTCTCAGGTGCAGTTATAACAGTATCTTCTGCTTTTTCTCAAACTCCAAACGCTAATACAGTTTGGTTACTACAAGATGATACAGTTCAAGCTCAAAAGTTTAGAGTGATAACAGTAGAAGAATCTGATGGAATAAATTATGCAATTACAGCTTTATCTTATGTAAATGAAAAATACGCATTTATTGAAGATGGTGCGACTTTACCAACAAGAACAGTATCAATACTGAATCTTCCCAAAGATCCTCCTTCTGCTTTACAAGCTGAAGAAAAGATAGTTGAGATAAATAATCAGGCAGTATCAAAACTTATCGTTAGTTGGCAGCCTATTGTCGGTGTTACGCAGTATCAGGTTAACTATAGATTCAATAATGGTAACTTTGTTTCTACAACAGTATCTTCTCCTGATTTTGAGATATTCAATACTGATATTGGAACGTATGAGTTTCAAGTGTTTAGTTATAATGCTGCATTACAAACAAGTGCGACTTCTGCTGACTTAACTTTCAATGCTGTTGGTAAAACTGCATTACCATCAAATGTAACTGGACTATCTGCCGAACCAATAAATGAAAAATTAGTAAGATTACGTTGGAATAGATCTACAGATTTAGATGTTACTCATGGAGGTAGGGTATATGTTAGACATTCTCCTCTAACTAATGGTAATGGTACATTTACTAATAGTACTGACTTGATTCAAGCTCTTAGTGGTGCTACCACATCTGCGGAAGTTCCATATCTTGAGGGCGAATATATTTTAAAATTCCAAGATGATGGCGGTAGATTCTGTGCAGGAGAAACAAGTGTAATTATTGATCTGCCAGATAACCAAGCTCCACTTATTACACAAACAAGAAGAGAAGATTTAGATAATCCTAAATTTCAAGGAACAAAAACTAATGTTGATTTTGAAAGTGCATTTAACACTATAAATCTAACTGGTGGTGGCAATTTTGATAGCATCACAGATTTTGATGCCGTTGGTTCATTAGATGACTTTGGTGGAGTTGTTTCCGAAGGAACTTATGATTTTGGAGGAACTGCTGGTGGAGATACTTTAGATTTAGGTGGTGTATTTAGCCTTGATCTCAAACGTCACTTCCTGACAGAAGGTTTTTATCCATCAGATTTATTTGATTCAAGAGGTTTAATTGATGATATTACAGACTTTGATGGACTTACAGCCACAGAGGTTAATGCTGAAATGCTAGTAAGAGTTACACAAGATGATCCATCTGGATCTCCTACTTACTCTGATTTTCAGACTTTTGCCAACGGAACTTATAAAGGTAGAGGATTTCAATTTAGAGCAAAACTTACAAGTAGCGACACTGCACAGGATATTAGAGTTTCTCAGCTAGGTTATACAGCATCTTTACAGAGAAGAACAGAACAAGGTAATGTTATTGCAAGCGGAGCAGGAGCAAAGGCTGTTACGTTTACCAATCCATTTTTTGTTGGTACTTCCTCTTTGCTTGGAGCAAATACTAATTTACCCTCTGTTGGTATCAATGCTCAGAATATGGCATCAGGAGATTACTTTGAAGTAAGCAGTGTTTCTGGAACGGGTTTTACTGTTCATTTCAAAAATTCATCAAATGCTTCGATTGATAGAAATTTCACCTATCAGGCTGTCGGATTTGGTAAAGGAGGGTAGAATATGCACAAGGTAGCTTTTTAAATGGCACAGGTATCAGATTACAGTATTGCTAATGGAACGGGGAGCGCAGTCCGTACCGACTTAAATAATGTTTTTGCTGCTATACAGAGTTTAAATAGTGGATCAGCAGATCCCAGTGGTACACAGGTTGCGTTCCAGTTATCAGTAAATACAACATCTAATTTATTAAAAATAAGAAATGCAGCTAATAATGGATATATTGAGATTGGAGATGTAACACAGGCGAATTTAGGTTTAGCTAAAGTTTCTGGAACGACATTTACTGGAGATGTAATTCATAATTACACAACAGCTTTACAGATACCTGTTGGAACTACTGCACAAAGACCTGGTTCTCCTTCGACAGGAGACTTTAGATTTAACAGTACGACCACTTCGGCTGAAATATATAACGGATCTGAATTTACTGCTGTGGGAGGCGGTGCTGGAGCTACTGGAGGAGGTAATGATGAAGTATTTTTTGAATCGGACACTAACGTAACAACAAACTATACGATAACATCAGGAAAAAATGCACACACAGTAAGTCCTATTATAAATAGTGGTGTTACTGTAACTGTGCCATCTGGCAGTTTACTTGTTATTCTTTAATTATGGCTTTAAACATTAACGGCACTACTGGTATTTCTGGGGTTGATGGATCAGCTTCCGCACCAGCAGTAACAGGAACAGATAGTAATACGGGAATAAATTTTGCATCTGATACTGTCAATATAAATACAGGTGGGACTACGAGAGCAACTGTTGATTCGTCTGGAAACTTAGGTATTGGAACTGCATCACCAAGTTTTAAATTGACTGTAAGTTCTGCTGAAAATAATTTATTTTTAAAACAAGATTCTGGAGATCATGGTTACATATTAGATGTAAATCAAGGTGATGGGTCGTTAGCTTTTAATAGAAGATTAAGTGGCTCAGATACAGAACGTATGCGTATAGATTCGTCTGGAAACTTAGGTATAGGTACAACAAGTCCAGACGAGAGACTACATATTTCAAAAAGTGGAGCTTGTAAGCTTAGATTAGAAGATACAAGAACAAGTATTTCTGATAATTCAGAATATGCAGTAATCCAATTTGAACAGAGAGATTCAAACACACCTGGAGTTGCTGCTGAAATAGCGTCAGTTATGACCGATACGACTGCTGGTGCGACTGCTTTAATATTTAAATCAGGAACTCCAAGTACGATGGCAGAACGTATGCGTATTCTTTCTAATGGAGTAGTCGATATATACTCTGCATATACAAATCCAGTTGGTGGTACAACAAGAGATTTATACGTCAGAAGTGATGGAAGATTAGGTTATCTTTCATCTATAAGGGCTTCTAAAACAAATATTGTTGACTTAACTGATATTTCTTGGCTGAACAATTTAAAACCTAAGGCATTTAATATTAGAAAGAAAAATGATTCAGGAGAATATACAGACAATTATTATGATGAATTGGAATATGGTTTAATTGCAGAAGATGTTGAGAGTGTAAATAAAGAGTTATGCTCATATAGTTCAGAGAATGCTTTAGAGGCTGTTCAATATAGAAAATTAGTAGTACCTTTATTAAAAGCAGTACAAGAACTTACTGCTAAAGTTGCAGCATTAGAGACAAAAGTAGCTGCCCTGGAGGCTGGATAAATGACAGCAAAGATTAAACTAAACGCAGCATCAGGTGGTGGGTCTTTCAGCTTACAAGCACCCTCATCATCTAGTAATAACAGAGTTTTTACAATTCCAGATGAAGCTGATGCAACTTTGCTTACATCAAATACATCAACAGGAAAAATTTTACAAGTTGTTCAAACAGTTAAGACAAGTAAACAGACTATTCAATCAACATCTTTGACTGATATTGCAGGCATGAGTGTTACCATTACACCTAGTTCATCTTCTAATAAAGTTCTAATTAGTTATTCACTAATTGCTTTTACAAACGGTGGTCAATATTGGTCTATGCGTTTATTAAGAGGTAGTGATAGTACAATTTTTATAGGAGATCAAAACCCAAGTGCTACAAGCCAACAAAGAGCTTCTTTTGGTGGTTACACACAATCTTATGTAGAAGCAAGGTGTATAGCTCAAGAGTTTTTAGATTCTCCAAATACAACGTCTGCAACAACTTATAAACTACAAGCACATACCCCATATTCTAGTAGTTACATTATTGGTATTAATAGTTCTCCAACACAAGATAATGACACCTACATGAACAATTGTGTTTCATCAATAACAGTTATGGAGGTAGCAGCATAGTGGCTATCTTCTATAATTAAGGAAAAACTATTATGGCCTTAGATCACGAAGCTATTTACAAAGCATACGAAGGAACAGTTGTTTCTATAGATGATACTGCTGGAGCGTTTGATAAAGATGGCAACTCTGTAACTCTTGAGCAAAGCAAGATAGATACTGCAAGAACTGAACTTAATACTGCTGCTGCTGCTATCAAGTATCAAACTGATAGAACAACTGATGGTTCTACAATCTATGCTTCTTTTGGAGATCAACTTGATATGTTGTATGCAGATATGCTCGCAGGTAAACTAGATACAACTGGAACGTGGGCAACCCACATCAAAGCGGTTAAAGACGCTAACCCAAAACCTAGTTAATTATGTCAGAGATCAAGGTAAATTCGATAAAAGGGGTAGGAGCTAGTAGTGCTGCTATTACTGTCAACAATACTGATGGAACGTGTACTGCCAATTTAAGTAATCGACAAAATCGTAATTTAATAATTAACGGAGCTATGCAAGTGGCTCAACGTGGCACGACAAATACAAATGAAGGTTATAGAACTGTTGATAGGTTTAGAAATGCTTTTAATGGCACGGATGAAGCACCAACCCAAGAACAAGTTGATGTTGCAAGTGGAACTACACCTTACACTTTAGGTTTTAGAAAATCTTATAAACTTACAAATGGAAACCAAACTGGAGGTGCTGGTGCAACTGATTATGTTGGTTTTGAACATCATATTGAAGCACAAAATGTTGCTACTAGTGGTTGGAACTTTAAATCAGCTTCTTCAAAACTTACATTAAGTTTTTGGATTAAATCAAGTGTGGCACAAGCCTTTTCTGGAAGTATAGAGGCTCCTGATACAACAACTAATAAATTTTTTAAATTTACTACAGCAAGTTTATCTGCTGATACTTGGACAAAGGTAACACTACAAATAATTGGAGATACTAATTTAACAATTAATAATGATAATGGCACTGGCT